ACCCTGATCGCCGCCGACCAAATAAACCGCACCTGCTATGGTATGGAGATAAGCCCGCAGTATTGCCAGGTCATCGTTGACCGGTACAAGGCGCATTGTGACAAGGCAGGTAAGCCGTTTCAGTGTAAGATAAACGGAGAAGATGTATCGAAGTACATTAGCGACAAAGGCGCAGGAGCCGACAAATGAGCCGCAAGCCCTGGGAACCGAGCGAACAGGATCGCAAGCTAGTGGAGAAGATGGCGGCGTGCGGCGTCCCGCAGGACCAGATCGCCGCGGTGCTTGGGCGCGACCCGAAGACTCTTCGGAAGTATTGCGCCGAGGAGCTCGACCACGCAGCAACCCGAGCAAACGCAAACGTTGCGGCATCGCTGTATCAGGCGGCCATAAAGGGGAACGTAACGGCTCAAATCTTCTGGTGCAAAACCCGGCTCGGATGGAAGGAAGTGCAGCAGGTTGAGCACTCAGGAAAGATCGAATCCATCACTGTGAACGTTGTACGAAAAGAGCCGCCTAAGTGAAGGTTGAACTAGAGCTCGGATTGTGGCCTCGCCAGGAGCAAGCGTTCCTTACAGAAGCAACCGAAGTTTTATTCGGGGGCGCCACTGAAGGGGGAAAAAGTTTTTTCATCCGAGTTGCATTGATCGCGTGGTGCATGGCAATCCCCGGCCTTCAATGCGTACTGATTCGAAAAAAGTTTCAAGACATCATCGACAACCACGTTGAAGGGCCGACCGGTTTTCGCGCCTTGTTGGCGCCTCTAGTAGAGCAAAAGGCGGTTAAGATCACCGAGTCGGAAATAACCTTCCCCAAAGGCTCGCGCATAGCGTTTATGCACTGCCAGGATGAGCGACAGTTCTCGAGCGCGCAGGGCGTGGAAAAGCACGTCCTCGCTATCGACGAGGCGACCCAGATAAGCGAGCGCCTGATCAGGTTTTTCCGCGCGTGGGTGCGGATGCCGAAGGAAATGAAAGACAGTTTGCCGGCAGAGTGGCGCGGCAAGTTCCCCCGCATCATTTATACCGCCAACCCTATCGGGCAATCGGTTTCCTTTTTCAAGCGCAACTTTGTTGAGCTATGCCGCGACGAAAAGATTGTCCAGGTCGACGGCTTCAAACGCCAGTACCTCCTCTCGAGGTATACCGACAATTACTCAGTGGACGAAGACGCGCACAAGGGGCGCCTTGACGGTATAGGTGACGAGCAGCTTGCCCGAGCGTTGGACCTCGGCGACTGGAACGCCATCACGGGCGAGTTTTTCCCGGAATGGGACGAGGACCGCCACGTTATCAAATACGACTTCCGGGTGCCCTCGCACTGGACCAGGTTTCGAACCTTCGATTGGGGAACCGCAGATCCATTCGCCGTGTATTGGCTGGCCGTGGCCGACGGCGAGCCCTTCACCGACCGGGATGGTAAAACCCGGTGGTTACCTCGAGGATCGCTCGTTGTATATCGCGAGTGGTACGGGTGCGACCCAACCGACCCGGCAAAAGGCGCACGCCTCAGAAACGAGGAGATTGCACAAGGGATTGTATCACGCAGTGATATAGGTCACGAGAACGTCCCAACGCTGACCGATTCCCTTCCCTTCCAGGATAGAGGAGGTGAAACAATCGCCGACGTATTCCGGCGCCACGGGGTGATCCTCACGCACGGCGACACCTCGCGCATACCGGGATGGTCACAGATGAGGAGCCGGTTGATCGGCATCCAGATCGATAGCAACGACCCCTTGCGATATCCCCTATTGTATGTAGCAGTCGATTGCAAGTATGCTAGAGACTACATTCCGGCCCTCCCCCGGCATCCATCCGACCACAAAAAGGAAGATGCAGCCGAACACGGGGAAGCAACCCACGCCTGCGACGCTATCAGGCTCGGTTGTATGGCGCACACAATCATAAAAGATAAAAAGCTTCCGACAGAGGCGCGCATACAACGCGCGCTTGCTGCCAAACCAACAATTAAGAAGATCGCGGCACGCATGGGCTATGGCAATATCGGTTGAAGAAGTGAAGGCGTTCATTGAGGACGCAAAGAAAGCGCGCGAATCGTGGCTAGTGTGGGCGGATCGCTCATGGGCCGAGATAAAGAAGCGCCAACGAAACAACCGTCTTTTGAGTGTTACCCCAAACAGTGCAAAGCGCCGCGCGAAGTACCCCGCCTGGTACGGAATCTTTAAGATCCGCCAACCCCTTCTTCTCTCGCGTACAGGTATTCCAATCTGCAAGGACTCGACCCAGGACGGCACCGACAATGTGGGCGCCTCGGCCGCGTTCTTCAAAGAGCGGCTTGCAATCAACCTCGCAAAGTCGTTTCCCTTCTTTGACGCCCTGGCGACCGCTCGAGATGATTTCCTGGTGACCAATTTTGGCATCTTGCGCGCGTACTACGAGCGCGATGAGGTCAAGCAGAAGGTGAAGGAACGCATCTTCCCGCAGCAAATGGAGGGTACCGAGGACGTTGTATTCATCGACGGCGCCGGCGATATCGTTGAAAGTGACGATATAGGGCAGGACGACGAAGGCTACTTCATCGAAACCGATGAGGTTGTGGACGTAGAAAACGAGCGCGTGTGTTTGGACCAAGCCCTCTACAAAGAGGTTTACATCGACCCGGACATCAAGCGCTTCAACCGGTGCGAGCGGATGGCGTTTGAGCTTCACTACTCAGTGCCGCAGTTCAAGGCCGTCTTTGGCGCTCGAGCGTACGCAGCGCTTGGAAAGGCAGACGACCCAAAAGACGGCGTCGACGAAGCCGCACCGAAGCGCCAAACCATCAAGGTATACGAGTATTGGGATAAGTACGAGCGTAAGGTGATGTGGGTGCCCGAGCTGGGAAGCGAGTTTATCACGCCTAAGGCAATGCAGATGCCCGAGGAGTACGATGAGGGAGAACAGCCCAACGGCCTGTATAACCTCGAGCACTTCTTCCCGGTGCCTGATCCTATCCTCTCGAACCAAGCAACGGATGAGTTCTGGCCCGTCCCAGAGTTCTACCAGCTCGTAGAGCTTATCGAGGATATCCACACGATATTCAGCCGCATGATGGCACTCACCAAGGCTATCCGCGCGCGGGTGCTCTTTGACAACAACGTGGAAGGCTTGCAAGAGGCACTAGCCGAGGCAACTGAAGGCGATGCGTTCGGGGTTCCTAACCTCTCTCAGTCGCTTGTAAACAACGGCGGGAGCCTTGATTCTGTTGTGCAGTACATTCCGGTTGAAAAGATGGTGTCGGCCCTGGCGCAGGTATACCAGGCGCTCGAGCAGCGCTTAAACACCCTCTACCGGCTTACAGGCGTTTCGGATCTCCTTCAGGGGCTCATCGCCGACGGCACACAACGCACGTTCGGCGAGCGGCAGATGCTTGAGAAGTACGCGCTCAACCAGCACGCCGAGCCGCAGCGCAAAATGCAGGAGTTTGTGCGTAACTGTTACGATCTCTTGTGTGAGATGGCGCTGAAAAACTTCAAAGATGAATCGCTCGAGCGCTACATGATGCCGGCGACCGCGCCCCAGGTTCACCAGCAGAATTTCAAGGCAGCACTCGACCTCCTCAAGGACGACCGCAAACGGTTCCGCATCGAGCTTGAAACCGATTCAACCATTGCCCTCAATGAGCAGTACGACAAGCAAATGAGGGTGGAGCTAGTAAACACCCTTACCAGCGCGATTGAGAAGGTGGCCGGCATCGCGGCATCATCGCCGGCACTGGTAGCGATAGAGCTCCACGCGCTGAAATACATGGTGCAGGGCTTCCGACAGGGTAAGATGTTTCAGCAGGAGATCACGCAGGCCATTGATCAGGTTCTCAAGCAGATGCAGGAAGCCGCGCAACAGACCCCGGCACCAAACCCTGAAATGCTCAAGTTTGAGTTTGAGAAGCAGGTGAAGGAATCAGAGCTGAAGCTGAAGGAATACCAAATCCTCTCAACCGAGCGCATTGAAACCGCCCGTATACAGCTCGAGCAGCAGATGGCGCAGCTTAAAGGCCAGATGGAGAGCTACACCGTACAATCCGACGAGGCTAACCGTAACGCGGATCGTGCGATACAGTACGAGAAGATCCGCAACGATATCGCAGTAAGCCAAGCCCAGATTGCGCAGCGCCAGGGCGAATTGCAGCTCGAGGCGCAGCGGCTCACCGATCAACGGGCGGCGAATGAGTACGATGCACAGGCATCCGAACGGCTTGCCATGTTTGACTTCGAGCTAAAGCAAGCCGCGCAACAGCTCGAGCAATACCGCATCCAGATCGACGCAGAGGAACGTTGGGCGACCGAGAACCGCTTACAACGGGAAGCGCAATTGAATGAAATGCTGACCAACGTAGAGCTCGTACAGCGGCAAAACAAAGCGCAAACCGAAGCGCTCGCAGTAGCGGCAAAAGCAAAGATTGCATCGCAAATCCTGGGGTCATAATGGCAGAGCAGAAGATACAAACCCGCGTGTTTCAGTACGGCGACCCAAAGGAAAGCACCTGGCCTCCCATGTTCGGCAAGGGCGGCTCAGGACTCTACCACCGAGGGGAAGATGGCAAGTTTCACGAAGGGCCACCACCACCGCGGTTTGAGAAGTTCGGCGAGGCACCCTACGTCATTCAGGACACCATCGCCCCGTATCGCCACCCGTCAACCGGCGAGGTGATAGAATCCCGCGCAAGGCTTAACGCAACTGACCGCGCATGTGGTACATTCACCACCGACAAAAAACAGGATTGTACCGATATCCGAAAAAGCAGAGAGCGGCAGCTTGCCGTCGAGCGTAAGAAAGATATCCACGAAGCCATGCGGAAAGCAGTAGCCGCGGTTGATTCCGGTAACGCCCCACTATCGGAAGAGACACGGCATCGGTGCGAGGTACAAAACAGGATCGTCTCGGATGCGTTGGGGTTTGACGCCTTTAATGTATGCGGAAAGAAAGATGACAGACGAGGAAAGAAGTACAGAAAGCGCACCTGATGAAACAGCCGTTGTTAAAGAAGCAGGTGAAACCCTCTCGTTGCGCGATGCGCTCGAGGTAGCATTAGAGGCTCAAAAAGATGACGCTGGAAACGATGAGGGAGTGGGAGCGCCGAGTGCACGAGCAGCAACGGACGCTGAACCGGGAACTAACACCGGAGGAGATGCTGGAAACGTATCGGCAAGCGATGAGCCACCCTTACAACCGCCCGCCGAGTTCAACGCAGATGAAAAGGCCGATTTTCTCTTACTGTCAAGAAAGCAACAAGAGGCGCAGATCAGGCTTCATAAATCGCGTTTGTCGCGCCTGGAGGAGATTAAAGCGGCGTCTCGGGATTATGAGCACGTTAAGCGCCTTGCGCAGCAAATAGAGCCGTACATCAAAGCGCGCGGGATTAAAGAACCCGCGGATATAGCGATACAAAAGGCCGTTGCACTATGGTCGGAAACTAAAGCAGACCCAAAGCGTTCGGCCGCGGCACTCTTGAAGGCAAACGGATTACCCGTACCACGCGAATTACTTGAGAGTGAGACGCGTGACCCAGACGAAGAAAAACTTAGCCCTTTGCAAGAGCGCTTAATTGCATTAGAGTCAAGGATAGTTCGTGAGGACCAGGAAAAAGCGGCGAGCGCCCTTAATTCGATCTGGTCCTCATTTGAACAACAAAGAAATGCGGCCGGTTCAGCACGTTTCCCCGATATACAACCTGATAAAGGTGAGTCGGGACTCCAGTTAGCTACCGAAATCGGTTCCCTCGTTTCTGGAAAAACCCCCTTGAGTTTGCAGTTTATAAACTCAGTGCGCGCGAGAAATCCTCAAGCATCGGCAGAGACTTTAATCACCGAGGCATACAGGTTTCTAGGCGGCAAGGTGGATGATTCAGATGCCCCGAGGACTCACACACCGCAACAACACTTACACAAATCAAATCGCGCAGCAGCGAGCGTTCCCGGGCGCGGCGCCTCGAGTTCATCGAGTGGCGTTCGTAAGTTCAAAACGTACCGAGAAGCACTCGAAGCTGCAAAAGCAGAACTAGAGGGGTGATCCGCATGGCGTGACTCACCCTTCATCGGAGTGAGTAACATGGCAGGATTATCAGAAATCCAGGCTACCACCTGGGAATACAGAGAAAAGAAGCCCGCTGACGCGGTTGCAGATAACATCCCTCTCCTCTTCGCGATGAAGAAGAAAGGGCGCGTTACAACCATTAACGGTGGTCGCGTTATCTGGGAGGATATCAAGTACGCTCAGAACAGCTACGTTCAGCGTATCGACCCAACCGAAGAAATCACGCTCGGCTACAACCAGACGATCACAGGGTTTGAATACAGCCCTAAGATAATCGTGGTTCCTGTAGTCGTGAATGCACTTGAGAAGGCACAGAACGCGGGAGATGCTCAGTTCCTTGACCTCCTCGAGCAGCGCAACCAGGTTGCTGAGGATTCCTTGATGAACAACATGGAAACCGACCTCCAGGGCGATGGCACTGGGTTCGGTGGAAAGGCGTTTGCGGGCATCCAAAGCTATATCGCTACGAACGTTTCAACCGGCTCGTATGGTGGACTTGCTCGCGCATCGTACACCTCGATCCGCAACGCAACGGTTAATGCACCGACCACCTTCACTGGCGCTACTGACTCGAGCAACATCGAGAGCCGTTTGCGTCACTCAAAGAACCTCGTTGTTAGAAACGGCGGCCCTGAGTTGTGCCTAGCAGGATCGACTTACTACAACGCAGCATGTGACGCGATGAGCGCCAAGCAGCGGTTCACGCAGAATGAAGAGATGTTCAAGGCTGGGTTTGACAACGTTGTGATCGAAGGCATGACGATGGTTCTCGCTGGCGGTAAATCGTTCAGCGGTGGAGCTCGTATCGCTGCTGATCGTTGCTACGGCGTCCGTTTGGAAAACTTCGCCCTTAAGATGTACAAGGGTTTCAACTTCCAGCCGGTTCCAGAGCGCGTTTCCGTCAATCAACTCGTAGACATTTCGATCACGGTCGGTATCGGGCAGTTTACCTGCAACGGCGCTGGCCTCTCGTTTGTTATGTTCGATTCCTAATAGGGGGCAAAAATGAATTTAGCAGGATTCAATTTGAAAGAGGCGGATGACGTTGCATCCGCCGGCTTAGGTGACGAAGTAAACGTTGGCGGGAACGTGTGGAAATACGTCCAGGCAGACGGCGCGATCGCGCAATATGCAATAGTCGGACTGGAAGCCACAAACGAGGCCGTTGAACTCACGAGCACCATTTCTGGCGCTCGTCCAACAGCAGTAGGATTTGCGTAGTTCGCTTTTGCTGATAACCAGTACGGCTGGGTGCTAGTTGGTCCTTTCTCGGTTGACGAGACAGGAACCGCTTTCAAGGTACTCACCAGTGCAGCATCAGCGGTTGACGTTATCATGTACACCTCGGCAACAGCCGGGAAAGTGGATGATGGCGACGGCTCGGGAGACAAGATCGCAGGTCTTGTACTCACGGAGTCTGGATCAAGTGGCGCAGGCACGTTCAAGTGTCAGAGCGTTTGCCGTATGACCACAAACTGCGGTGTTTAATTAGTTAGAAGGTAACGACAATGGATCTATCCCCGCTCAACAACGCAATTCCCACGTTTGGATCTCCGACTCTTGAAGGGTTAGAGGTCGGCCCCGGTGTTCAAGATGGACAACGGATCGGCGGCAGCTCTAAACGGCAATACGTCCGGTTTTACATGAAACGCATGGCAGAACCCTACGCGGTTGAAGTGCGAATCAACGAAAAGACCGGAGCAACGCAAGTCTTAAAAACTGCGGTGCGCGAGGTTGAGCGGGAAATGGTCCAGGTCGTTACCCCTGGCGATACAAACGAAGTCGATGACTTCGCCCAGGACTTTCACCGGCGTGAGTACTGGTCCCAATATCGGGCGTTTCGTGACGGGAAGGGGATACCCCTCGGAACACCCATAGAGGATTGCCAGTACATCGCGCCGAACCTAGCGACGGAGTTGAAATACCTCGGGGTGCATACCGAGGAGCAACTAGCCGATGCGGCCGATCTCCTTGTTGAACGCTTACCCGACGGGTACAGCCTTCGGGAGTTCGCTCGAACAAACTGCAAAGTGA